TTGTCCGTGGACGACGCGTACAGCGGCGCGTCAGACAGCCGTATAACCGTTCCGGCCTTAAGGGTAGTATTTGCTGAGGGCGGCGGCGTAGCCGACGAGGTGGGCGGCGTAGCCGACGAGGTGGTATCCCCGTATGCAATCCAATCAGCCATGCCCCACGTGTCCCAACCGCCGGACTTGAGCGCGGTCTTGACGACGCCGTGATCAAAGCCTTTAGCCTCAATCACCCACCCGCCGCCGATGTACACGCCGATGTGCTCCAGCTTGCGGAATACGAGCACGCCGGGGATTTCGGGGATCGTGGTGATCGTCCCGCGCCGTGAACACAGCTTCAGCATACCGCCCACGTTGACGTCCTGCGCGGAGACGTAAACAGGATCAGCCGTAAGCGTTTCGCGCCAGCGGTAGCCCTTACCGTTGTTCCATCCGCTACGCGTCCACGCGTAGCCCCCGGCGTTGACCGTAAAGATGTACATGGACTGTTCAAGCTGCGCTTTATCGTGGCCGTAGACTTGAATCCCGCCATGACCATCATCAACAGAGGTATAATACAGCCCCATGCTGTTCATGATGATTTCGTTCATGTCAAGCGTAGCAAATTCTATATTAGAAATTTTGTTATCAAGCGCCTTTTCCATGCGGTCTATAATAATTTGCTGTTGACGCGTGAGCGGATTCATGGCAGCATAGCTTAAATCCTTTTCGGTCTGCGCTTTTGACGAGAGAGAAGAAAACCCCATGCTCCCGAACGCGTTATGGGTTAAAATAGAATTGTGGGATATGCCGTCCTCATCAACGTAGATTATTTTATCCATCGGATACAAATGAGGGAACTCTGACGTTTCAGCTGTGAAAGGCCGGTAAGTAAAGCCGACGAGCCTTTGTCCTATTGAGGCAGCATAGGCGCTTGCGTTTCCCGTTATCAGTTGGTTGCCCTCTATGCTTAGAACATAGCCGTTTGCGCCATGTAAATACGCCGTACCCGCCTCATCGTTATCAACGACCTGCAAACCTGTAATCGTTATGTCGTTTTCCAGCATATCCGTTGTGTTTATGTCAGCTGGGGTAATTTCCCAGCTGTCGCTGGTCTGCCACGATAACCGTAGCCATCCGTTCCAGTCTATCCACGCATTACAGGCGTTCAGCTCCGCGATCCATGAGATCACCTGCCGGTATGTTAAATTATCACCGATCGGCTTTGCCTGTACCATCCTCCACGAATTGATCAGCTCAGAGCTTGCGGTTCCGAGCGTCACCCCGCATTTTGTACAGGCATCCTGTAAAATATCATACAGCATAGCCGGATAACCCAGAGAGCCAGTATACGGTTTGTTGAACCGCATCATACGGTCTAAGGCGGATATATTAATTTCTGACAATCTGCGCGGAGGCTTATCAATTGTGTAATATCCCAGCCCGATAATCTGACTTCCTACCTGTACCCGCGCGAACACCTCCGCGCCCTCAAAAACAAAATTATCAAACTTGCCGTCGAAGTTGTTCAGGGTGAATTTTAGTTCAGAGGACACCACGGACCCTATCTCAATTTTCTCCCCGGAAACACAATAACGATCCACGCTGAAATTGACAATATCCCCATCATCAATGCTTAACGGAGTAGCCTGTTGTGTTCCGTTTACAGTAAGCAAGATTTTATATTCTTTTTTATCACGCAGCAAAGTTGCCGCCCCAGATGAAATTGGATACACTACTTAGCACTCCTTTTGATGATTCTGAAAGATAGATTTTTATAAATCCCCAACAACTGACTGTAATAGGGAGTTGAACGATTCCCGACATAAAACTCCGCTTGTACAAACGCCCCCTGCATTGCGTCATGATATACGACCTGTATGTATTCTGGATTGAATACGGTTAATATGGCGGACACATCAGCCGTCTTGATATGATCCCACGTAAGCTCAATCGCTACAAGCTGCCCGATTCGCTTTTTATGCATTTTCGCGTCTAACGTTCTTCCTGCGCCGGGCGCGGACACGTCCTCCAGCTCATAGACGTAAGCGGAGGGGCATGGTATAGACACTCCGTCCACTGATTTTATTGGATTAAATGCCTGATTTGGCATTGTAATGCCCCTCCCTCCTACACTCCCACGGGCACAACGGTCCTGCCGTCGCGAGTGTTCTTTCTTTCAAGGCTGCTCACGATATTTCCCGTTCCGAAAAACGCCGGAACAGAGGTATCTTTTTCAAGTATGCGTCTGAGGATTCCGTTTTGCTCTCTCAGCAAAGCATTCTGTGTATAATTCGCTTCCTCAACGCCGCGGGCAACGCTTTCAACAATTTGGTCGTTGTTCATAACGACAGAGCGGCTTCCGATACTGCCGACCATCTCGGGACCGGCTTCGCGGGCGATGAACATCTGGCCTGTGTTTACCATACCGCCGGACGCAAGAGCTGGGATTTGAGGGATATTTATTGTCCTGATTGACGAAAAGGGAGTAATGCCGAGTATATTCAAATCCCGCAACCATGTCAGGACTGAATTGATTCCCTTAAACGGTATAGAGACCACCGCATTAATGCCTTTAATCAAGCCGTTGACAACGACCTTGAACCCCGCGAGAACTCCGTCTTTGATTTTCTCAAAAACCTCTCCCAAAGGAGAGAAAACCTTTACAATCCCCGCCCATGCCGCGCTGAAAATATTCCCAAAAAAGCTTGCGACTGTGCTGAACACGGATTTGACAGCTTCCCAAGCGGATTTTGCTTTTTCCACGAAACCATCCCATAAACCCTTGAAAAAATTGGATAGAGGCTGTATAATGTTTTCATTGAACCATGAGGCGACAATGCCCCAAACAAGCTTGATGATCTCCCAGCAACCGCTTGCGATAACGTCGATGTTATAAAAAACATCCTTTATGGTCTGCCATATGCTGCCGAACAATTTAGAGAACCATTCGACAGCCGGTTTGAACGCTGTTTTGACATCTTCCCATTTCTGTGAAAACCATGCTCCGACGGGCGCAAATACTCCTTTTATCCATTCCCACGCGTCCGAGAAAAAGCCTTTTATTGACTCCCATAAATTCTTGAAGAACAGTTTGATATCTTCCCAGTTTTGAACAATCCATATAATCAAATCGGTCAAAAGGCCGACAGCTAACCCTACAAGCGCACCAATAGCCGCGCCAATTGGGCCGCCGATCAAAAATCCGATTCCTGCGCCCGCAAGCATACCGCCCAGCGCAATCATTACGCCGTTCACTTCATTTAGCCCATTTTTTACAGCATCCTTGATACCAACAACAAGCAAACCAAGTCCGGCGATGATCCCGCCGATGGCTGCGCCTACCCCGCCAAAGGCTATCGCAAGGCCTCCGATAATCCCAGCCGCTCCTATGAGCATTTCAGTGAAGTTTTTTAAGTCTGCGCCATTAGTCCATGCGTCAATTGCGCCCTTGACAAAAACAAACGCTCCCGCAATAGCCATAGCGATCCCGACTATATGATTTAACTTAATCTTTGTCAAGCCAAGGTCTTGCAAAAACTTACCAATCTTCCACGCTGCAAGAGCGGCGGCTATCGCGGTAGCATACCAAAGCACATCTTTAAATATCCCAACCAGCCTATCAGATTCGCCCGTCAACGGAATTTCCTGAAACATCTGAGAATAATCCATGCCGCCAACCGCCGCGCCGCCGCTTGACGAACTGTTATCGTTGAGAACATTCAATTCGTCTATGCCGAGAATGGAGCTTTGCAATTCCTTGTTTGCTGCTGTCGCGGCGTCGGCGGCCTCCGCGTACTCTTTCGGATACCTGACGGCTTTTGTCCAAGTGGTCGCGCCTGACAATTTCGCGAAAACCTGATTAAGTACATTTATGAGATCGATGAACTTATTAACAACGTATTCAACGGCGGGGGCAAGAGAATTTATAAGAGGCGCAACAGCCGCTCCGATGCTGTTTTTGAAATACAGGAAATTGGTGGATATGCTGTCCAGCGAGGATGCAAGCTTTCCTCCAATCGCTTTGCTGTATTGATATACGTTGTTTGTGCCTTCTTTAAGTCCCTGTGTTGTAGTCGATAAGAACGCGCGGATAGCTCTGTACATTGCAATTCGCCGTATTGATCTGAAAAAGTTGCCTAATGGCTTAATTGATTGTTTGACTTTATTCTTCACAACATCAAATGCGAAAGCCAATCTATTCACAGGAGCGGGAGTCAGCTTCGCAATTTGCTCTTTAAGTTTTAACGTTTGTAAAGTTAAATCAGTTATAACGGTGTTGCTTGCGCCTGAATCAGGTTGGAGAGCGGCCTGTAACTTAAATTTCAAGTCATCAAGTTTCATATTAAGCATATCTGACTTTGTGGATGCATCAATAAAGAAATCGGCTAACTTTGTATCCGTAAATATTTGCTTAATCTTTTTTCCTGATTCTCCTACGCGATCCAAAGCAGATTTTGTTTTTTCAATAGAAGATGTCGCTTCGTCTGCGGATTCAGCAACTTGACCCGTCCCCTCTATAGCGTGACTCATGGCATTTCTTATAGGTTCAGCTGCCGTTTCTATTTGAGTGAAAGACTCCTTAACGTCATGAAAAACCGATGCGTCAATCGGATTGACAGACGGAGCATTAATCAAACCACTCACATTTGAAATGACTTTTTTCGCACTGTTGAGGTTGGAGAAGTCAAGTTTACCTAACTTTTTAAGGTTAGATATGACATTATTCAGACCTGAGCTTTCTCCGATTTTAGCCAGTGTATCAACTGCTTTTGCCAAACCTTGAATGTTTTCAGTTCCCTTTTTATCAATTCCGGAAATCTTGTTTGTCACGCTCTTTAGCTTACCGAGCGTTTTTATTAGCTTATCTATTCCGCTTTCGGCGTCGGTCGATGAAGATTCAATCTTAATATTCAAAGTATCAACTACGTTAGCCATCCTGCTTGTCCACCTCCTGTTGAGCGATATCCGCTATTTGCATATTGACCTTTTCCGCCCACGCTGTCATTTTTGCTTTCATCTTTTCGATATGCGCTTCCCGCTCTCGTCTCTTTCTCTCTTCCACTTCCTTGCTTGTAATCGGATATGGTTCAGCGGGATACGGTTTCGGCTTTGTGCCTTGCTTTGCGAATGAGCGTAATATTGGAGCGACATCACAAAGAGCATCATAAAAATACATACCTTGAAGCCATAACTCTTGATTTTTTTGCTTTCGTTTAATCTCCTGAGCTTTTCTGTAATACTTGACTAACGTACAGTCGTCGTCCCAAAACTGGTTATAGGTCATACCCATAGCCAAATAGTACGGCAAATGTTCATAGAATCTCTCCGAAATAGAAACAGGGGCAGGTCTGGTTAGGGACTTGCCCCCAAAATAGGGCGACGGGTCGCTTACCAGCTCGCCGCCCAGTTCACGTTTCCCTCTGCTTCTTCGGGTTCGTCCACGAGTGACGAAATAGGTTCGCTGTACATTTCGGCCAGCTTTTGAATAAGCTCTCCCTTGTCTGTGATTTTTTCGAAAATTCCGTCGATGATTTCCCTTTTGACAAAGCGATGATGCGCCAAGAACGCGCCAGCAAACAGGGCAGGAAGAACCGTCACGGGTTTTATTTCAATATCAGAAGCGACAAAGCCCTGCCGCTCCAGTGTTTCAAGCGACTTTCTCGTAAATTCGAGGGTATAATCCCGTCCCTCATATGTAAAATTGATTGTTTTGGCCATAACATGATCCTCCGTTTATTTTTTTAAGTACCTATAGTGATAGGCGTAGACGGGGCAATCGAAATTGTCATATCTACCACTTCATTTACGCCGCCGCCGTTAGCGAACACGGAAAGCTGACCGTCAAACTCAAACTTCCCTTCGTTGCCGTTGGGGGTAAGGACGTTACCGACTTCCGTGCCCCCGAACCAAACGGCAAATTTCATTTGAGTTCCTTCAAGTAATTTTAACGCTGTAAAATCGGATTTGGTATAGTTTGCTGTGAATTCCAATCCGTCAAGCGTTTGGATGCCGGGAATATATGTCTGCATTCCATCGGACAGGGTTGTTGTTTCGAGCATTTCAGGCGTGCCGCCGAGATCAGGGAAATCCTTTATGTCCACGAGCTTGGTGTAGGCCGAGCTTTCTTTCTTCATCAAGAAGATCTTATAGGTTGATATGGCGATAAGTCATCATTCCTTTCAATTATCTTCGGTAAACTACTTTTTCTTTTGAGGCAACTGCCGTATATCGCCCGATCATTCGATATTTAGTTGAATCATCCATCGAAACCGGTTTTTTCATGATTCGCGTAAATCCGATGCTGGAAAAAATTTCATCAACGGTGTTAAAAATAGCCTTGCATTCTGATTTTTTACCGCTTGCCCTGTTTGTGTAAACGTTAACCTCATACATCAAATTGGCATGGTTCTCATTACTGCCTGTGTCCTGCGTGTTTCGATTCGCGTAATTATCCGCTTCTTCAATAGATACGCACGGAAATTCAGCGGGAGCAAGAACCGTTTCACCCAGTACGAGTATGCCATCGTATTTGTCGCGGAGAACCGCCGCAACGATTGAGAACACCTCATTTTCGATGTCAACTATTACCAAACACCTCCCGCGAAACCTCTAAAATTCTTTCCCGCATTTCTTTTCCGGCGTCGTACATCGCCCTTGCCGGAGGATTGCCATGAGTTCTCACGACAGTACCCTTATCAGATTCCCTGACAACCTTACCGTTTGTGCCGGGATCACCGTAGTATGTCCAACTGTCGCGGGAACCCTTGCCCTGACCGTATTCCCCGCGCATTGCGCCAAGTTCTTCCGCTTTCGGGTGTTGCTCCGCGTAATGAACGCCGGTGCCAAACTCAATGAATGTGACAGCGCTGCCGGTCGCGGAGATAATGAGCTTCGTTTTGTCAACCCATTCGGGAGAGTCGTTGACAACCACATCATTAACCCCGTCGTACTGCGCGGAGCTGAAACGGGCCGCCGCCACTTCAATACCGATTTCAGCAAGCCGTTCCAAAAGCCGGCGCGATCTATCCTCAAGGGATTTTTGATAATCCTCCAGCTGTTTGATAGCCTTGTCGATATTTTCAATCTTAATGCTTATCATGAAATATCCACCCTGCTAATAGCAATAGAAACGCTGTTTAGGGAACGGGCAACCTTTTTCACGATATAATCAAACAGCGGATTTCCCTCTGCGTCGTTGACAGGCTTTCTTTCTATGAAAAGCACGGTATTCTCATCAATCGGGCAGCCGGGATCATCGAGAACAACCACCTTGTCATACTGCAATGAATTACCAAACTGTTCAATTTGCGACTCGCCTTTTGCGGGGGAAATATTCGCGGCCAGCTTAACGGGTTCCGAGTATATAACCCGGTGCTCGCCTGTTTTGTTGCCATACTCATCCGTGAGCGGTTCTTTACCCGCATACAGCGAATAAAAGAATGGAACTTTGTTTCTGAGTAAACACCTCATAACCCATTACCTCACAATAAGACACTGGCGAACGGCACAATGTCCTTCAGCATAGATTCCGGGACGCTTGCGCTTTCGTAGGAGCGAATTATTCCGTTTTCGTGGTGAGTAAGCTGCCCGTCCGCGCCGCGCTTGCTAAGTAAATAACAAGCTATCTCTACTTGGTTAACGGCATACTTCGCGGGCACCCTCCGCACGTCGGAACGATACGGGTAAAGCCGTTTCAAAACCTTACCCGCAGCCAAGGAAAGATAGGCAAGCAATGTAGGCCGGTCAGTTTCGCCCGACATGGTTTTCAGCATTTTGAGCTTTTGCGCTTCGGTCATATTGCTTGCCCTCCTGTCTTTATTCGCTTGCTTCCTCTTTAGGAAGCTTGGCTTTGAAGTCCTCGATTTGCTCGCGGAGCTTTTTCGCCCCTGTGTTGGCGCGGTACATTATACCCAGCGCGTCCGCTTCGGCGCGGAGATCGGACAATTCGTCGGATTCGCCTTGGCTCACGTCCCATCCGTTATTCTGAAACGCCGCCGCCTGAACCTCGTTTAGCAGATATTGAGCCCTTACTCCCTTCGTTGCTTTGAACATAAAGCGCATCCTCCTTACGCAGACGTACTGCTATAAATTGCATCCTCTTTGTTGCTCAAGACAAAGCAATCGTAATAAAAGCGGCCTTCGAGAAGCACGCCGGAGATGCCGGGCGGGTCAATGTGCATATGAAGCTCAGAGAGTTTTACGGGCGCGCACGCCGCCTGCGGGTGCCAAAGAAGGAACTGCTGCTTGGCAGGAAGATAGCTTGCCGGGACAGGGATAATGGGCACGCCGTCCACCATGCCCATAACGCCGGACGTCAGCATTTTCTGAGACATATCGCCCTGCTTAACAAAAGAGGGGTCAAGCTTCAGGAAATTGTAGTAACCGTATGAGACGATAACGATTCGCCCGGCGGCTGGAACCTTTGCGTTGCCGAGAGCTTCCTGACCTGCAAGAAAAAGGCTGTAAGCGTTAGCTGCCGTTGCCGTTGTTGCGCTGCTGGCTCCTGCCGCCGCCGCGACGGTTGCGATACGATAAGTGTCAATTTCTGGAATCGTCACCTCGTTCATCTGCCTGCTCAAAGCGCGGGCGGCGTTTTTTACGCCCATTTGGTCAATGTCGTTGCCCCTGTCGATGGTCTGCGTAAAGGAACGGTCACGCGTGAGGGTCATCGCCTGTTTTGTGTCCTGAAGCTCCTGCGGCGTTCCGTAACGATTTGCGCCGGTGCGGGTATAATTGTTCATCGGGGTCGTTGCAATTGAATACACGTTGACGGTCTGCACGCCTGCCCAGTCGTAATCGGTGTTAAAGCCGACGTTTGTGACTGAACCGATAGAAAACCTCTCGTCAACGATGGGGGAGTATTTTTGGGCAAGGTTTATTGCCATTTTTTTGTCACTATCCTTTCAAAAATGTTTCGGTGAATAAATCAGTGTCTTTCGGGTCCGGGTTGTCCCCGGCAGGAGGCGTGGGCGTTTCTTTGAGAATGTCCGCTCGCAGAGTTTTTTCAAAAGCTGAACCCTGCTTTTTCATGTTGAGGAAAACCGCGTCCATGTCGCCGTCGGCCATCGCTTCGGCTGTCTCAGACGCAAGAGCCTCATCATAGCCAAGCGCAAGATACTGAGCCTTATACGTGCTCAGCGTTTTATCCCTGCGCATGGTTTCAAGCTCCAGCTTGAAAGCTTCATGCTCATCTTGGCGTTTCGCTTCATTAATCTCTTCTTCGCTCATCCTCGCCCGGAGCTGTTTCCTGGCCGCCGCTAACTCGCTTGCAACCTTATCAAATTGTACCTTTGAAATCGTTTCTGAACCTTTTTTCGGAACGGGAGCAGGTTTAGGTTCACTTTTCGCGGGTGCGGGTGGGGTTTCGGGATCGGGAGCTTCCGGCTCATAGCTTTCGAGTAAAGCCATTTTTTCTTCCGGGGTCATATCCTCACGATAACCCTCAATTTTATCCCATTCAATTTTCATTGCGTGTCCTCCTGTGTTTGTTAAAGCAGCTTCTCTCTGCTGTTTAAGTTTTGTAATATTTATATCCCGCTTTCTTTAGCGGCGTGTGAAATTTTTACCCCGCATTCTCTTGCGGTATATCAACGGGTTTCCCCGCGTCAACCAAGTATGCAAAATAAAACAGGGACTACAAGCTATACGCTCATAGTCCCTTTTGACTGTATCCTCCTACCCAGTTATAGAAGTCTTTATTTTCGCTTTTCGGTTAATTTCAACCACAACCAATTTGCTGTTTTCGTTTTTCAACTCAACTGTGTTCCCCCGTTTTAGTATGCGGTTGATCTCCTCAAGAATCTCCGACGTGAAAACCTTTACGCTGATATCTTTCATCCATCATCCCTCCCAGGCCGTGGTACGACATAACAGCGGCACCCCCAATGCGGTTTCGGTGGCACATCATCTATGCCGTAAACCACCCCGTGACGTTTACGGCATACGTCACACCGCCGCTCATCAACGGTGGTTATCCAAACGACTTTCTCCACTCCAACGTCAATGTAAGCCTGGATCACGGCGGCATCCGTCACATCAATAGCATATTGGTTTACCATCAACACCCAAAACCTCAAAGCCGTATCAATCTCTTTGGCTCTATTCTCGCTTGCTATAAGGCTTTCAATAAACCGTGAACGCTTTCGCTCAACCTCATTGAGATAAATATATTTTGTCACGGGATTGGCTTCTTTGAGAAATCCCAGCAGCCACGCAAGCGTGATGTCCGTTTCGCCAGACTGCGAATGCTTTTTGTAAACATGCCTCGCAAGCTTCAAAAGAGCCTTTTCGGTGACTTTCTCCAGTTCCCCATACATGGCTTTGGAGTATTGCAAGATATTAAGCTCGTCAACCGGCAGCACAGATTTAGCTTCGCTGAATATGCGGATAAACTGTTTGTTCAAATAGCGAATTATTTTGTCCGTATAATCATACACTTGCGATCACCTCTCGCGGAGGGTTTATCTCGGCCAGCTCCTGCTCCAGTTTTCTTTGCATTTCCTCAAAATACCTCATGCTTTCAGCGTAAGCGACGTTCGGGTCGCTGAATAACCCGGAGTGCGTGAAAGCTAAAAGCGGATGTATTTTGTCGTTCGCCAGCATGGTTGTGAGAACCTGCGCCTTTTCCTGTATATTTTCGTAGTTGCGCCGCGTAAACCTTATCTCAACAGATGACAGCTTTAAGTTCTGATCCCGCAGTGTGTTGGCGATTTGAAGCGCAATCCGCAAAAACTTCTTTTCAGACTGCTTGAACATAAGCTCTGTGTCTTTTGCGCGGGCTTCGGCGGCGTACCAGCCGTCGCGCATGATGACAGCGGAGCCGGTGTCGCTCGTAGATTTGCCGCCGTTGCGGTTAGGCATTCCGCATATGGTCAAAACAGTTTGATATAAATGGTCTGTAAGCGTTTGGGTTTGAGATTGATTTAGTTCCGACGTCAGATATTTCACGTCACCGTCAAGAGGGACTTTAATGCCGCCTTTCTCCCTCAACACGTCAAATTCCTCGGAACTCAAGTCCACGCCTTTGAACATAAGCAATGACTGAATGAACTGCTCTACCCCGTCAAGCCGGTTAGAAGATACCTCGTTTATAGCGTCGAGGAGCGGTAAAACCACCTCAAACGCCCCGAGGCGGGCTGAATTCGCCGGGTATTCAACAATAGGGACGCACGAGAGGGAATGCCCGGCTTCTTTCGTTATCTTAATTCCGTTGACAATCTCAAAATACATGTTGTCCGTATACACGCTGTATACGATATCGGAATTCTCCTTAACGATGTACTTTACGCCCATCATCGGTTTATTACCAAGTCCGCTGCTGTACACGACAAACGAGTATCGCGGATCGAGCGTATAAATCTCAAAAGGAGAATCGTCCCGCTCATTGCGAGGGTCAGGCAAAACCATCCTGTATGCTGTGCCGCATATGGAAAACCAGTCCGCAAGCTCTTTATCCTTTGTCGCTTTGTCCTCAGCAAACATGTACTCATTCAGTAAATTTATCGCGTCCGTGTTTTTTTCCTCTCCGCCGCGGCTCACATACTGCACCGGTTCCCCCATCAAGTAGCCGACCTTGAATGAAACAATCTCATTCGCCCTGTTTTCGACAATCTTATTGTTGATTTCAGAGCGGATTTCCTTTTTGCGGGACAGGACGGGCTGATTGCCTTTGTAGTAATCGTAGAGGTATTGAATATTCCCGGAGTTAAACCTATGATCGTTCAACGCGTCAGTTAAAACAGCGATCACATTGGATGAGCCGATCTTGTCAGCGTCGGTATATATAACCCTGCGGCCAAACATGGCTCTGCTCCTAGTCATTCAAACACCTCCCTATAATCACTATATTTATACTTAATTATATCATAATATTTAATTTATGTCAATATGTTGTGGTTATATTGCAAAATAATTTTCCACAATTAAAACGGTCTTTTGAATATTTCTACCCTGCCGCTACCGCCGCGAACCATGGCCATAGCCATACTCAGGGAGTCGGGCGCGTCGTCGTTTTTGTTTTTTGCGAACATTTTATAGGAGAAAACATTCTGCATGAACAACGTATACGGTTTGTTGCGTTTCCCCGATTCCCTGAAAATCAGCGTTTCCCTGATGTCGGGGGCTTTGTCGAATATCCGCTGATACTTTGCCTTGTCGGAAGGGGCGGCTTTGGTGGTGAGGTTGATTCGATGCCCGTTCTTCTTCAATTCATCCTCAATGCCGTCCTTATAACTCTCCGTGGATTTATTTGCTTCAATCTGCATCGCCTGAACGCCATGCGCCAAAACAGCGTTAACAAGCAGCGGTTGAGTGATCCGCTTATCGCCGTTATCGTAAACAACATCATGAACATATACGTCATTCCCGTATTGGAAGCATACAGGAGCAGCAACAAAGTCACCGCCGCCGAACGCA